ATCTGGAATGATTGCACTTTTAAGAACTGGAGATATAAAACAAGCTGCTGCCTCTGGAATTACAGGATATGCTATGGCTACAAACCCAATATTAGGTGTAGGTCTTATGGCATTACAGTTTTTACTTGCTAAAAAACCCTCTAACAAAACAGGTTATGCTAGTGTAGATTTTGATGAGTTTACATCTCAAAGCTATAGCATTGGTGATTACGATGCATCAAAAATGAATGAAGATAATGTAGAATTTACAAAAAAATTATTAGACCCTATTATACCTTTAATACAAAAAATGGAATCAGATTATGGTTTTGATTTAAAAGGCGACTTACAAATACATTATGGTGCTAGGGATGGTTTATTTTATACCATAGGAGATATAGACCAAGAAGGACTTTCTAGAAGAGACATGTTTTTAAATAGAGCAGATTACTTTGATGGTAGAGATCAAAATGTATACAGAAAAACTTTTGCTACAGATGAAGCAGGTCTAGCTGAATTTTATAACTCTATACTAGAAGATTTAGAATACATAGCTGAAAACAAAATAACTAATCTTAGGCAATATCGAGGAATACAAAAATCACCAGAAGAAACACGACAAATGTTAGCAGATTCAGGTTTTAATATTTCTAATTTTACAGGAATAAAGCAAGGTGGCAAAATTTCGCTTGACAAGGGTGGGAATGTACAGTATAATAAAGGTAATTATGGACTTGTCGACAAAAAAGGCAAAGCTCCGCCATCTGCAAGGGCAGATGATGTTCCTATGACTTTAAAAGAGGGGGATTTTGTACTCTCTCAGCCTGCAGTAGCCCTCTATGGTAAAGATACTATAGATCGTATGCTCTCAAGAGCTGCTACAGATGCAGGCAAGAATTTAAAATCTGGAGGTAAAGTTCCAGTAAATGTACACAATGGTGAATATATTATACCAAAGAAATTAACAGAATATATAGGCTCTAATGTTCTTGAAACTATGAACAATAGGGGTCTTATGTCAGTTGGTGAAAGACCCAACACTTAGTTGACAGCTACTTGCGAAAGCAACCCTGTCTCTTTAATAACTGAATGGGCTACCTTTACGGAGAAAGTAAAGCCCCCAATGAGGTAAAAATGAACGAAGAAACACTAGAAAAGGAAGAAGAAAATTTAGAACCAGCTCCATATCAAGGAGCTTACAGAAAACAGCTAGACGATCCTGATCCTGAACCGAACCCTGCTGAAGAAGAAATTCCAGAAGCAGCTACTTCTAAGGAAGAATCAAATAGCTTTGTAGAGCAGACTACCAAATCAGAACAACCTGAACATGACTACAAAAAAAGGTATGATGATTTAAAAAAGCATTATGATGCTAAAATAGAAGAGTTTAAAGGTAAAGAAAAAGAACTCTTAGATTTAGCAAAACAAGCATCAGGAGGAGGTGCTAACTATACACCACCTAAAACGCCTGAAGAATTAACACAATTCAAAGAGCAATATCCAGATGTTTATAATGTAATAGAGACTGTGGCACACTCACAAGCCGACAACAAAACAAAAGCTTTGCAAGATGAAATTAAGGAGCTACAAGAAGATAGAGCCAAACTAACTAAAGAAAAGGCAGAACAAGAACTTCTTAGACTACATCCTGATTTTATGCAGATTAAAGTAGAGCCAGAATTTATATCTTGGCTAGATGAACAGCCACCTTCCATAGCAGATGGTGTTACCAAAAATAATACTGACGCTAGATGGGCTGCTAGAGTTTTAGATTTATACAAAGCCGACAAAGGTATTTCTCGTACATCAAAAAAGCAAGCCACTAATACTGCTGCTGACTTTGTTCCTACTAATAAGAAGTCGGAACCAGCCAAAGGCAAGAAAGAGTGGAGTGCTGAGGAAATCAGACGGATGAAACCTCACGAATTTGAAAAGTACGAAAAGGAAATCGACTTAGCAAGAAGAGAGGGCAGAATCCGTTAATTTATTAACTTTAACTAGAAAGGGATTCGATTATGGCTATCTCAACCGCAGCAGGATATACTAACCTGCCTTCAGGTAATTTTTTACCTGAAATCTATAGTCAAAAAGTTCTTAAATTCTTCCGTAAAGCTTCAGTTGTTGAGGATATTACCAACACTGACTATTTCGGAGAAATTGAAAATTTTGGCGACACTGTTAGAATCATAAAAGAACCTACAATTACAGTTCAAGCCTACACAAGAGGTTCCTCTGTAAATACTCAAGACTTAGCTGACGATGAAATACAATTAACAGTCGACAAAGCTAATGCATTTGCTTTTAAAGTAGATGATATTGAGGAAAGACAAGGGCACATCAATTTTGAAACTTTAGCTACATCAGCAGGTGCTTACACACTTAAAGACACCTATGATGCAGAGGTTCTTTCTAACATTAACTCACAAGTCACATCAACAAATACGTATGGTGCTGATCACGCAACTAACTCAATCGATACTGGTTTTGACACTAGCGAAGTTGACCCTGTAAACGTAATTGCAAGACTAGGAAGACTCCTAGACGACCAAAACGTTCCTACAGACAACAGATGGGTAGTAGCTGCTCCAAGATTCTTTGAAGAGCTACAACAAACTAGTTCTAAACTACTTGATGCTAACTTCCTACAGGAAGGTTCACCATCACAGATTAGAAATGGTTTAGTTGTTCCTCAATTAGTAAATGGCTTTAGACTTTATAAGTCTAACAACATGCCATCTGCTTCTACTTCAGACGTGCATATCGTTTTAGCTGGGCATCAAGGTGCTTGTGCTACTGCGTCACAAATTGCAAAAACAGAAGTAGTGAGAGACACTGAATCTTTTGCAGATATTGTTCGTGGTCTTCATGTTTATGGTAGGAAAGTTCTTAGAACTGAATCCATAGCAAAAGCCTTCGTTAAATTAGATTAAAGGAGATCATAAATGGCTACATTAACACAAACAGGAGCTGGCACAGGACAAGGTCACGTGTCATCCAATACTATACCTAAGGTATACGTACAATCAACTGTTATTGATGGCACATCTACTGCTTTAACTAATGGAGATGTCTATCAAGCAATAAACGTACCAGCTAACTCAATAGTAATGAGCGCAGGCATTGATGTTATCACTGCAGGCACTGGAACTGGTACTCTGGCATTAGGTGATGGCTCAGTAACTTACGTTGCTGCTGCTACTCAATCTGCAGGTCAAATGACCTCAGGCGATGCTGTTGCTGAACTCGCTGTTACCTATGCAGCAGCAGATACACTAGATGTAACTGTTGGCACTGCTGATGTTAACTCTAAGGTCCGAGTATGGGCTCTTTTAGCTGACATTGATGGTTTAGGTGATACAGAGTCTGGCGATACATATGCCTAGATAATGTCTTTGGTGGGGGGTATTAGGTACCCCCTGCCTTTTACAAGGAAAAATTATGAAGAATTTATTTTTAGTTTTTATAGTTTCTGTTTTTCTAGTAGGATGTGGTAGTTCAAGAATTATGTTGAACGCTGATATCCCAGAATCACAGGCTGTAACAATAGAAATTTCTACTCAAGATAAAGAAGCAGTAGAATAGTGATCAAAACAGTAGGAATAGAATTACTTAAATTAAGCCTATGTATTTTCATGGTGCTTTTTTTGTATTTAGGGATAGCTTCTTTTAAGCTACAAGAATACACAGTTTTTTTAAGCCTACTACCTATTAATGTTGCGATAGGGTGGTTTATATACCATAGATTAAAGCATGGCTGAGTCAACTTTTATCTCAGCAGGAGCAACACCAGGAAATACAAGTAGGACAGATGTATACACTTGTCCTAGTAATTTTAAAGGGATTGTAAGATTTATAAATGTAGGAAATGCAAACGCATCAGCTAAAACAGCTAAATTAGAATGGTTTGATTCTTCAGCTAGTACGCATTTTCCGATAACAGGGTCTAAGTCAATAGACGGAGAAAGTTTTTTAAGTCTAACAGATATATTCCTAGTATTAGAAGCAGGCGACAAAGTAACAGTCACGGCAGGGACAGCAAGCACAATAACAGCGATAGCAGGTGTAGAGCTAGTATACAATCCTTTAACAACATAGGCAAAACATGGCTACATTTCTTACACTAGTAAATAACGTATTAACAGAATTAAATGAACCTACGTTGGCTACATCTACAGATTTAACTTCTGCAACAGCTACAGTAGGAATACAAACATCAGTAAAAGAAAATGTCAATAAGTCTATAAGAGACATATCAACATCAGAAGTAGAGTGGTCTTACTTATATTCTTCAGGTTCACAAGCTTTAACTGCAGGAATACAAGAGTATAATGCTCCATCAGATGCATCTACAGTAGATTGGGATAGTTTTATTTTAATACCTACAGAATTAACAACTAATGGTGAGTTTACAAGTAATATAACTAATTGGACTGCATCTAACTCAGGTACTGGAAGTGCTACATACGCTTCAGGTGCATTATCTTTAGCAGCAGGCAGTGGCACTAGTGCTGTATATCAAGAACTTTCTCTTACTAGAGGTAGAACTTATATGGTTTCATTTGCTATGAAAAACGCTGCTACATCAGGCACAGCAGTAAATCCTACTATAGCAGTCTCAATAGGAACAAGTGCTTTAGCTACAGATATATCTACAGGCACATATACTTCTGCAGGAGGATCAAATGATGAAGGCGATCTTAGTTATCACAATTTTACATTTGAAGCTTCTGCTACATCACATTTTATAACAATTAAAAACGAGACTGCATCATCTACAGTTCTTATAGATAATGTAAGCGTAAAAGAAGATTTTCATCCTCGCCAGTTAAGATATTTAAACGAGGATGAGTGGAAAGACAGAATAGTTGGAACAGATAAAGATCAAAACCCTGACCACTTTGCAGAGCCAAAGTTTGTATATAGAACTGTTGCTTCTAGCACAGTCCTTACATTTGGAGTTTCGCCTGTGCCAGATAAAAGCTCTTATACTGTGGAGTTTGATTATTATACTTCCCCAACAGATTTATCTGCGTCAAGTGATACGCCTAGTATACCGACTCGTTACCACGATCTAATAGTAAAAAGAGCTGTTTATTACACATTACTTACTAGGGCTGATCCACAATTAGCTCAAGTATACTTACAGGAATATAGTTTTGGATTACAAAGAATGAGAACAGATTTAATAAATCGTAAAAACTACATGTTTGCAGTATAATGGCAGATATGTTGCAACCATATGTAGTCGACTTAGTGGGAGGTCTTGTATTAAACAAGTCCATGTTTGAAATGCAACCAGGAGAGGCTTTGGAATTGACAAACTTTGAACCAGATATAGGCGGTGGTTACAGAAGAATAAATGGTTTTGCTAAATTTAATAGTAACGAAATAACTTCAGGGACTACTTCAGGTGCTATACTTATGTCTGCTATCTACAAAGATTTAGTTGTAGCTGCTAGAGGTACAGAAGTATTTAAACTAGGTTCGACTGGTTCAGTAACACAAATTGATACAGGCAGAACAAGTGCAGGTAGATATGATTTTGATACGTTTAATATAGATGGTACAGAAAGAATAATATGGGCAGATGGAGCTAATAATGCTTCCCATTATGATAACAGTTCAGTTACAGATGTAAATGCAACTGGTGCTCCTGCTAATCCTAAATTTGTAAAAATATTTAAAAACCATGCTTTTTACGCAGGCATGTCTGCATCACCACAAAAATTAATATTCTCTGCTCCTTACAATGTAAATGATTTTACTCCTGCAAATGGTGCAGGGTCTGTTTCTGTAAGTAGCGATATAGTAGGTCTTAGAGTATTTAGAGAACAGCTTTATGTATTTTGTGAAAGTGCTATATTTAGAATAGTAGGAAATAGTCAAGCAGACTTTCAAATGCAACCAGTAACAACTAACGTAGGTTGTGTTGCTCCACAAAGTATACAAGAAGTAGGTGGTGATATTCTTTTCCTATCTGCAGATGGTTTAAGAACAGTTGCAGGTACAGAAAAAATTGGTGATGTAGAATTAGGAGTAATATCTAGACCAGTGCAAAGAAAATTTACAGAACTAAATTATAACACTGTAGCAGATACAATTACCTCTGTAGTTATAAGAGCAAAAACACAATATAGAATTTTCTTTTCTGACCAAGCAAATGAAGCAGACAGTAAAGGTGTTATAGCTGTATGGCGAGGAGACAGGTGGGAGTTTTCAGAAATAAAAGGTATAAAACCTAATTGTGCTGATAGTGGTTATATATCTAATGTAGAAACTGTAGTGCATGGTGGGTATGATGGATTTATATATAAACAAGAAACAGGAAGCACATTTACCAATGCTGGTGATTCTACAATAACAATAAAAGGAAGATATAAATCAGCACACTGGACTATGGGAGACCCAGGTATTAGAAAAAGATTTCACAGAGCAATATTAAATTATAGACCAGAAGGATCATTAGATACTAATCTAGGTTTAGAATACGATTATGGTTCTGACGATGTTTTAAACCCAAACAGTATATCGATAACAGGAGCACAAGAAGGTTCTGCTATCTATGGTAGTTCTGTTTATGGAACAGCAGTATATGGAGGAGCAGAGTTTGTATTAGTAAGACAGCCTATTGTAGGTTCTGGTTTTGCAGTAGCGTTACAATTTACAGATTCAGCCACCGAAACATGTAATCCATACTCATTAAAAGGGTTTAGTTTAGAATTTGCAGCAGCAGGTAGGAGATAATAATGGCAGGCTATTCAGCAAGACAATCAAGTTTTACTACAGGAGATACAATAACAGCAGCTCATAGTAATAATGAGTTTAACCAAATATTGGCAGCTTTTCATGTATCTACTGGGCATACTCATGATGGTAGTACAGCAGGAGATGGTGGACCCCTTTCAACACTATTCAGTAATACTATCAGCATGGGTACAGGTGCAGACACAGATGTAGCAGTTACATTTAATGCTAACTCTAATGATGGTGTTATCACTTGGATGGAGGATGAAGACTATTTTCAGTTTTCTGATGATATACTATTAAGCACCACAGAAAAAGTACAGTTTAGAGATACTGCAATATATATTAATTCATCTACGGATGGACAATTAGATTTAGTTGCTGATACAGAAATACAGATAGCTGCCACTACTGTAGATATAAATGGTAACGTAGAT